AATGGCTCCGGGTGAGTGGCGAGATACTGACGTCCCTGGCGGTAATTTGCGCGACGCATTTATGCCCCTTCCTTATAAAGAACCATCCGCTGTATTGATGACTTTACTTGGCGCGTTGACTGAAACAGGTCAGCGCTTCGCATCTATTGCGGATGTGCAAGTGGGTGATACAGCTGGGCAGCAACAGCCGGTAGGAACTACGGTTGCGATGTTGGAGCGAGGCACTAAGGTGATGAGTGCAATTCATAAACGGATGCACTATGCGCAGAAATTAGAATTTAAAATCTTAGCTCGTGTGATTAAAGAGAGTATGCCCCCACAGTATCCGTATATGATAGCCGGCGCTGATAAGATGGTGATGCAGACGGACTTTGATGACCGTGTTGATGTTATACCGGTCAGTGACCCTAATATATTCTCAATGGCACAGCGCATTATCTTAGCGCAACAGCAGTTGCAGATGGCATCGCAAGCACCTGAGATTCATAATCTTCGCGCGGCGTATGTATCAATGTATAAAGCTATGGGTATAAGTAATGTGGATGCTCTGCTCGTGCCTGAGGACAAACCACAGGCTATGACTCCAGCGTTGGAGCACGCGAGGGTGTTAGAGAATAAGAAGCTAACGGCTATGCAGGATCAGAACCATCAGGCTCATATTGAGGCGCATATATTGTTTGTACAGAATCCAGCAGTGAGTCAGAATCCGGAGTTCTACGCTAATGTAGTGCAGGATGTGATGCAACACATTGGGTTCCTCGCGCAGAGTCAGGTGCAGGGTATGCAACAACAAGGTATGCAGCAGCAGGCGTTACCGCAGGGTATGCAACAACCTGCACAGTTACCGCAGGGTTTTGCAAACGGCGGTATGGCGCAGTTACCACAAGGTATGCCTCAACAAGGTATACCTCAAGGTCCGTCGGTTGAAGAGATTGAAGCTAAGTTGATTGCTGAGATATTACCTCGCCTAGCACCACCACAGCAAGAAGATCCGCTTGTTCAGTTACAAGGTTCGCAGATCGAGATGCAGCGTGAAAATAATAGTCTTGACTATCAGGCAGCACTTGCTAAGATAGAGAGTAGTGAGAACATCGCTTCGGCTAAGATTAGTGCTGACTTAATTAAGGACGATCAGAAAGCAGAGATCGCAGTGGCTAAGGAATCGTTGAATCACTTAGAGCGTCAGGAAGATCGACAGATGCAGGCGCAACAGCAGTTTAATCAACAAGGGGCGATGTAATGGGTAAAAAGAAAACTAAAGGTGCTGCGAGTAAAACTAAAAAGGTTCTTAAAATACTTGGTAAGACCGGTAAGAAACTAATACCTGGTGTTGGGTGGGCGCTGGCAGCGGATGACTTACGTAAAGGTCAGATTCCTTATTTAGACGACGTTGCTGATATATATTCAGCAGTGGTAGGTAGTCCTGAAGAGGATGCCACGTATCAGGACCGTAAGGCGCAAGTGAAGAAATCACGTAAAGATATGAAACAGAAGAAACGTAACTATGAGCAATCGGGCAACCGAGCACGTCGTTATGCAAAAGGTGGTTTAGTAAAGGGTAGGGCGCACACCGCAGGATGCGGCTGTGCTACACAGGGTACGACACATAAACGATAAGGGGTAATATAATGGGTATAAAAGGTAAGGGAATAGGAAGTTTGATTAACAGGGCTAAACGATACTTGAAGGGTGCTAGTAATTCTACTAAAACTCCAAAGCTTACTGCTATGCAGAAGTTTAAAGCCGGTAAAGCGCGCTCAGCTAAATTAAAAGCCGAGAGAGCTAAGAAAGCGGCCTCCGCTAAGAAAGGAGCGGAAACCAGGGCAAAGAACAAACTCAAGAAAGCTGAGGCTGTAGAGCGGTCTGATAAACTAAAGAGAATGAGGAAAGCGCGCAATGCTACTAAGCTTACTAAGGGTAAAACCCCTCGTAAGGCTCGTAAATTAACACCAACTGCGAAGCCTGGTTTCTTGAAATCAACTACTCCACCTAAGTCAACAGCGGGTAAGTTTCCAAAACCTAAGAAAGGACCTAGTGAAACATTCAGAGGTTTGGACAAGAAGACAACTACACTAGGTCAGTTGAATAAGCTTAAACCTCGTGGGCCTGTTAAACCTAAGGTTACAACTACGGCTAAACCTAAGACCACAACGACTGCTAAACCTAAGGTCGCCCGTAAGAAGTCTCCAATTAGGCAGGCATCCAATACTAAAAAACCAATTAAGCACGCTACTAGAACTAAGCGTGTTCTAACACCCGCTCAAAAAGCCCGTGTTGCTGCGCAGCGTAAGCGGTCTAATGAAGCATTGGGTAAACGTAAATCACGTACCACCGCAGCTAACAAAGCAAGGGGTAGGGAACTGGCGGGGCGTGCGGCGCCTGGTGCTATCCTAGCTTCGTTACCGAGAGAGAAACCTAAAGCGGTGTCACCTACCGTTACAAGACCTCGTGCAGCTACAACACCTCGCAAGGCGGGTACTTATAAAGCGGATACTCGTAAAAAAGGAGCGTTGCGTGATACAAGAGGTGAAGTGGTACGCTCTGGCAGCGGTAATGTTGTAAGTACCACCTATATGGATAGCGTAACCAAAGCTGCGAATGCTAAACTTGAAGCAATGGCTAAAGCGCGTAATACTCGTAAGAAGACTCGCAAGCGTCTCACCCCTGCTGAGCGCCAAGCTGCCGTTGCTGCTAAGCGGAAGGCTCGTGCTACACTAGGTAAATCGAAAACGAAAAGAGGCTATGCAAAAGGTGGGTTAGTTAAACCACGCAGTAAGGGTTATGTATAGTTGGACGCAATAAGTTTATCGGAGCGCTTATTAAAGGCGCTCCGAGCACAGATTGACACCCGATCTCAAGCACTCACCTATGTTAGTGTGAAAGATTGGGAGTCATATCAGAGAGTAGTTGGAGAGGTTACAGGTCTTACTTCAGCTGAACAACTCGTTTTAGACCTGCTTAAGAAAATGGAGACAGTCGATGATGACTAAACCAGCAATAGCCTTCGGTTCTGAAGGTAAGTCTACCGTGGCAGACTTTAAACCGCTACATGATATAAATAAACCTCTTCCTGATGAGGAGGTCTTACTTACCCCTGAGAAAATTGAAGCAGGTGAGACATCGAAACTACCTATGCCCACCGGTTATAGAGTGTTGATTTTACCGTTCTCACCCTCTCAAACTACTAAAGGCGGAATTATATTAGCTGACGAAACGCGAGATCGTGAGAAACTTGCGGCCGTAGTTGGTTATGTAGTCGAGCTCGGCGCAGACGCTTATAAAGATACCGGCAAGTTCCCAGAGGGAGCGTGGTGTCAAAAAGGTGACTGGGTTATTTTTGGTCGTTATGCGGGAGCTCGCTTTAAGATAGACGGTGGTGACATGCGCCTGTTAAATGATGATGAGATTTTAGCAGTTATTGATAATCCCGAAGATATACTTTCGGCATAAACGTGGAGAATACCATGCCTAATGAAAATGTAGTTGAAGATGAGTTAATTGAACTCGAATTAGAAGTCCCAGAAGATGAGGTGGATCCGAGAGCCGCTGACCTAGACGCTAACGCGGTAGATCAGTTATCCCTAGCCCCTACCGTAGAAGCAGATGAAGAAGTAAGTGCAGAAGCCCAAGTTAAGGAATACTTAGAAAGTGATCCAAAACTTCAAGAGTATGGAGACGGGGTTCAGAAGCGTATTAATAAACTCACTTATCAGCGTGAGGAAGCCAAGCGTCGTGAAGACGCTGCTGTGCAGTATGCGCAACAGGTTAAGCAAGAGTTACAGACATATCAACAGCAACAGAGCCAAGTTAATGTTCAGCGTGATACTCAGCTCCAGACGGAGTACGGTAATCGAATCAATGCGGAGTTAGATACTGCGAAGCAGCGATATAAAGATGCCTTTGAGTCAGGTGATGCTGATTTAATTGTTGAAGCTAATAGAGAATTATCGGCGTTGGCGGTAGAGCAGGATTCGATTAAACGTCGAGCACCTCGTACTGAAGCTAAACAAGTTCCTGCTTTTAATGCGCAGACTCAACAGTACTACGCGCAGCAGCAACAGCAGCAGCAACAGCAGCAGCAACGCCCTCAACCTGCTGCGCCAGATGGTCGCGCTACAGATTGGGCAAGTGCTAATGAGTGGTTCGGTGAAGATGAAGCGATGACCCATGCAGCATTGGGTTATCATCGTAAATTAGTGGAGGAAGAGTATCTTGATCCACAGAGTGATGACTACTACGGAAAGATTAATACATATATGAAGAGTAATTTCCCTCATAAATTTGTTGACAATTCAGAAAATAGTAGTAAAGTAGTAAGTAACGGTCCAGTCCAGACTGTAGCAGGAGCCGGTAGATCGGCGGGTGTTAAAAGTGGACGCAAAGTAAAACTCACACAAAGTCAGGTAGCAATAGCGAATCGATTGGGTGTGCCTCTTAAAGAGTATGCGAAATATGTATAGGAGTAAATACTATGACAGCAACAGTAAATAAAGCAAAGACCGCAAGAGCGGCAACAACTCGCAATAGCGAAACTCGTTCTAACAAACCTTGGGCACCGCCTTCGATGTTAGATGCGCCAGAGCCACCTCCTGGTTTTCATTATAGGTGGATACGTGAATCTGCCGCAGGCCAGTTGGATAGTACAAATATGAGTAAGCGGATGCGTGAGGGTTATGAGCCTGTTCGTGCTGAAGATCACCCAGAGTTTGCATCACCAACTGTTCAAGACGGACAGCATGCAGGTGTTATAGGGGTAGGGGGTTTAATCCTTGCCAAAATCCCGGATGAGACTGTTGGGCAACGTAATGAATATTACCGCGCACAAACTGACGGACAGATGGACGCAGTTGACAACAATCTCATGCGGGAAAGTGATTCTAGTATGCCAATGGGCGCGCCGAATAGGAAGTCTACGACTTCGTTTGGTAGCCGATAGCAGATTAGATTATATTTCGTTTAATTTTTAATAGGAGATTTAGCAATGGCTAATTCAAATAATCCAAACGGGTTTACTCCTGCTTACCATTTAACTGGTGGCACTATTCGCATGAATGAGATGCGTATCGCAGATGACTATGCTACAAGCATTTTCGCTGGTGATCTTGTATCTCAGGCAGCAGATGGTACTATCGCGGTAGCAGGTGAGGGAGATCAACCAATCGGTGTATTCGCAGGTTGTTCTTATACTAAAGACAGCGGGGAAGTAGTGTTCAGTTCACACTGGGCAGCGAGTACTTCAGTGAACGGTTCATATGCTACAGCTAATGTATATAGTGATCCAAACATTGCGTATCGCGCCCAATTTGAAGGAGCTTCAGGTATCGCAGATATCGGACAGCTTGCTGATATGGAAACTACACACGCAGGTAGTACAGTAAATGGCCGCTCTGGTCAGGAGATTAGCTCCACCACAGGGACCGTTACTGCTACACTTCGTATTCTTGATTTTGTTGATTCACCTGACAATGACTCAGAGTCTGACAACGCAGAAGCGTATGTTCAGATTGTAGAGCATAAGTTAAGTGAAGCACCTGTCGCAACTGGCGTATAAGGAGACCTAAATTATGGCTATTAATCGCGCACAACTTGTAAAAGAGCTAGAGCCAGGGCTGAACGCATTGTTCGGTCTTGAGTATCAGCAATATGGTGATGAAACCAAAATGATCTTCGATTCTGAAAGTTCTGACCGAGCTTTTGAGGAAGAGGTTATGTTAGGTGGATTCGGAGCAGCTCCAACTAAAGCAGAAGGCGCAGGGGTTACTTATGACTCTGCACAAGAAGCTTGGACAGCTCGCTATCAGCATGAGACTATCGCGCTTGCTTTCGCATTGACGGAAGAGGCAATTGAAGATAATCTTTATGATAAACTTTCTTCGCGTTATACTAAGGCACTTGCTCGTAGTATGGCTCACACTAAGAATGTTAAGGGTGCGTCTGTTCTGAACAACGCATTTAACTCAGCATTTGCAGGCGGAGATGGCAAAGAACTGATTGCGACAGATCACCCACTACTTAGTGGTGGAGTTATGTCCAATGAGCTAACTACTCCAGCAGATATGAATGAGACTTCTCTTGAGTCGGCTCTTATTCAGATCTCTGAGATGACAGATGAGCGTGGTCTCAAAGCAGCAGTCCGTGGACTCTCTTTGGTGATCCCTGCAAGTCTTGCTTTCGTTGCAGAGCGTGTATTGAAATCTGACCTGAGTACTACTATTTCAAATAGTGCTACGAATGTTAATGACATCAATGCTCTGAAATCGAAAGGTATGCTGTCAGGCGGATATGATGTTAATCATTATCTTGTTGATAGCGACGCTTGGTTCATAAAAACTGACGCTCCAAACGGGCTGAAGCATTTCCAGCGTGCTGCAATGAAAACAGGCATGGAAGGTGACTTCGAGTCTGGTAATGTACGCTTCAAAGCTCGCGAACGCTACAGCTTTGGATACTCTGATCCTCGTTCAATATTTGGATCAGCAGGTGCATAGTTCTTAGTTATTAAGGACTTAGAAACCCCGCTTCGGCGGGGTTTTTTGTTGCTTACAATAAAGAGTAGGTGCGGCCCAAC